CCTCATCGTAAAACGTGAGGGAACCATGCGTGGTAACCATGGCATTAGATCAGAAAGACCCCAACCGCATACACCAGAAATTCCAAATGAAAAATAGAAATAAATCTCTATTTAACACAAAGAAATTCCCGGAAAAATACAACTGGGTATCGGGCTCAAAAACACAGTCCGAGACAAGACAAAATAAAAACATCTTACCTCATCGTATGCTTAAAACCGTCATACCAGAGATATTTCCTGATTTAGAAATCCAGAAGGAGATACTAGAGAAGTCAGAATATGCACTTCATCTTGAATCAACTAAAGGGCCCGAGTTTGCTATTAATTACTTAAAAGCAACGAAGGCTTGTGTTTGGACATTACTGTCCAAAGACAAATTTGTAAATCCAGGTTACGCGAAGATTAGTATTGGATTAGATAAAACTGGTTGGCCCAAATGGTTGGGACCTCGGCTTAAGCGCAAGGTCTTAGTCAATCGGGACATCCAGGCAATTAGAGCTGTGATGACTATAATAGCCACACAGAAACTAATTACATATCATTCCAAAACGACACTTTCATCCATAACGAAAGATACCGGTCTAAAGAATTCCAACAATTTAATGTTGCGAAAACCCGTTGACAGGATTATCCGTAGACTTGGTAAAAGATTCATCAGAAGACCTCAAATGAAGTCTAATGTTCTATCGGTAGATGAATCACAGATACTTGATAATCGGGCCAAACTCGAAAATTCGTTTGAGCCCCACTATAAGTGGTCTATGAAGTCATCACCGAATGGAATCAGTTTCTTCTCACTACTTATTGATATCGTAGCGATTAGAATGGACGGAACTTTGTTCAAGTTAGTCAATTGGTCTCGTACCTATTATGATACTGAGACCGTGAATAACTGGTTCGATGAAGCGGTTGGATACTATTCAGATTTGCGAGTGCCGAGCTTTCCCGTATCCACGGGGAAGATATCAGCAACTCAAGAATCTGGGAAAACAAAACCCAGAATCTTTGCCATTGTAGACACCATAACTCAAACCTTACTTAGTGATTTTCATGACGATCTAATGGGATTATTAAAAACAATTCCAGAAGACTGTACATTTAATCACGGTAAAGTGAGAGAAATGGCTGCCTATCATCACGGACTAGCACAACCTTTTTACGGTTATGCTGATCTTAGTGATGCAACGGACTCAATTCCAATTAGCGTCTATCGCGACATAGGAAATCTATTACGACCAAACCTTGGGACGACGTGGGTAGAACTATTTACTCGCTCATTCAGTCTCAGTAAGTCTGTCAAATCTCACATGGACAAAAATACAATTCAATTGTTAGGAGATTCTGTTACCTACAACACCGGACAACCAATGGGTGCGTTATCAAGTTGGCCATTTATGGCCTTGTTGCAACACATTCTTATTTGGAATGCGTTCGGTTCCAGAAAATCCGCAAAAGGAAAGTACCTTGTTCTTGGAGATGACATCGTCATCTTTGACGAAAAGGCTTATAAAAAGTACTTATCTTTTCTTGATCAACTTAGAGTTCCTTATACCAATGATTTTTCAACAATTGGTTTCGAATTTGCTAAGCGTTATTTCTTAAATGGTTGCGAGATAACAGGCGTTTATCTATCAGCATTATATGCTAATAGGAACGACCCATATATTTTTGCGATCACTTATAGAAATCTCATTGACCGTGGTTACTGCATAAACCCGAGTCTTCCAAAATCTTTTTATAGATACCTAAAGGTATCAAATAAGAGGATTAAGGAAATCAATCTCATCATGTTAGTTCCTTTCGGAACTGATATTTCGCCTGAATGTGGACACAGATTTCTCTGTCACATCCTGGGCAATTCTTGGTGTCACTACGAACACAAAACTATTTCGGATGAGTATGTAAAAATACTCACTGATTTAGCTCGTGTCGTTCTGCGACATCAAATGACGAAGGAGATTACGGAATATAAGAGGATAATTCCTCAAATAGTTTCCGATTTTGAGAAGTACTTTGATAAGTACAACCCAGAGTTGATTGACTATTGTCCCGTTTCCGTAGAAAGGATTAAAGATGTATTCCAAGAGTCCAGACGATATAATATTCGTCTGCTTGAAAGGGATTATAAAAATCTCTTTTTGCATGGACAAATGGGTACCCGCGAAGCATTGAGGCCTAAGCTACCAGATATCCCTTATAGTATAGATTTTGACTATGAGAGAGATAAGGTACGAAGGACGATCAAGCACCGTTATGGATACCATCTTAACCTAATTTCTTACCTTAGATCTTAAAAATAGAGCTTAATTCGCCGGCTTAAGAGCAGCGACTTCGGTTTTCGAACTTTTAGGTAGCTAAATAAGAAAAATGGACCTTAAATAGGTGTACTCAAGACGTAGACTTTAGTCAGAGGCTTAAAAGCGGTGATTAAGGTTTCCTACAATTTGGGAATACTAAATTTCGGATCATAAGGGTTAGGAAGCGCGCGTCATTTCAAATATGACAACACACTGGCTTGTAATACTATGTATTATGAAGACGGCGGGATCCCCTGTAAAGG